CAATAATCTTTGCAGCAAATTGGAATTGTGGTCTAGTACCATTGTTAGATGATACACTATAAATCAAATTAGATTCTGCCTGATTTGGTGTTGTAGGTGCTTGTCTTTCTGTTATTGCCATTTTACTTTTCCTTTATAAAGGTTGATGGCGGGATTATCAAATCTGAAATATCTTCTACTCCTGCTTCCTCCGCCTTAGGAATTAGGAAATTGTTAGTTACTCTATCTATACCACTTTGTATAAAAGGACGTGGCCTTAATCCATTCTCAGCAATTGATTTTCTTACTGCGAATGGTAATGGTCCACCAATCACTTTTGATTTAAACTGACCAGGTGGGTAAAGGGATTGTGCAGGTTTAGTATAAGATTTCTTTAATCCATTAACACCTGTATCTTGGTATACACCATAATCCTCACCTGATACTGCTATCACTGCTTTGTTACCTCTAAAGGTAATTGTAGCAGAATAAGATTGTGCAAGTTTACCAGTCTTAAACAACCCTTCACTAATTGCAGAATCTCTTACTGATTCAGCATATAGGGGTGCTGCTTGTCTTAGTACTGATTCTATGTTAGTGAAATCACCCATTAGTTTGGAATGTTACAATATGTAAGACCTGAACTATCCGTTACTATATCAAAGTTACCTAACCATCCAAATAATCTGTCTTGGAATGCTTCTTGTACTGGAGTGATACCTGTCATATTAACCTCATAGGTTTGTTGGTCTGTACCATCTCTGAAGAATGCATATACATCATATAAGGTTCTTTCACAATCCGACATAGTTACAATATCAGTTGTTCTATCTAACTTAGGAACATCCAAAACGTACACTTCGAAAGTTAACGTACGCTGTCCGTACGGTTGGATACCCAACGATGCCATCGGTCTTACCCATAGAAGAGGATAAGGTTGGTTGATTACATCATTTAGTTTATCTAAACTACCATGCCCAAACGACTTTAAATGGTCGTGATATGTAACGCAGTGTTCAAATTTCTCTAATATTTCTTTGTATGTTTTCATCAGTTGTACCTACTTTTATTTGCTAATCTCATTTGTCTTTCTTGTCGTTCTTTCTCTTTGGCTATTTCAGTTTCCATTGATAACCAATTAAGAATAAATATTATGTTAGATTTTAGAATGTTTGTATCTCCTGTAATATCTAATATCTTTGTTGTATCTAAGTTTCTGAGGATGTAGAGCCACCCGTAATGCGAAGCGATTGAAGTGCTTCCTCTATTACCTCTATCATCGTCTCCTTCTCCATCTGGCTCAGGGCTGGAGAAGATATTATCGAACTTAGAGAGAGTTCCATTCCGAGAGCCATAAAAAAATTTAAACATCCAATCACATATTCTAAAGGTAAATCTTTGAATACCTTAACTCGCCAATCCCTCTTCTCTGTATCGTATTCCTCTACATCATAGTATTTGAACATAGATTCATTCTCACCCTTTAGGATTTTGATATATGATTTATGCATCCACTCCATACTATTGAACTTATGTGATACAATAGGTCTGTAAAGGATTGCAAGTAGTTCCTCTAAGTTATTCATCGGGTCTTGCAACCTACGTTCTAAATCCATAAACTCACCAACACTCATCTTAGTTAATGGTTGGAATCCATATATGGTATCTTTGAATTCAAAGACTGGATAGAACTGTCCACCTGTATCATGCATTATCCTACCTGCCTCATTGTATATCTTCATAAGGTCTGTAAGATTCCATCTCTCAATCTCTTCTACATCATGTCCTGTCAGAGCACTAACAGTCATAATTATCTTCTCTATCTCATCCAAATGCTCGAAACTTCCCATTGCCTTATAATGTGCAATTGAGAAGTACTCTGGTAATTCTACCTTAATTGTTTTCTTTTCTGCCATACAAAATCTCTTTACTTCTTTATATTATTCTTAATTATGATTGATTGTATATAAAAAACTCCCAGCCGAAGAACCGACTGGGAGAACAGGTCTTATAGGATTAGGTAAAACCAAACAACAACGTTTGAGGGATATGCCTGTTTTTAAGATGTATTTAAATATTATATAATTTCTTACGTGTTTTGAACGTTATAAGCTTATGACAATACTGACGAGTAATACCCATTGCTTTTGCAATTCTAACCTGAGTATACTTACCAGTTGCGTATTGGTCTCTTATATACTTAACTTTTATATCTGATAGATTAACTAAGTAATGAGTTTCTCCTACACCACTATGTAATCCAGTATCATATGCATGTTGCATGTTATGAGAAGTATCGCACCACTCTAAGTTCTCAACTCTATTATCGCTTTTGATTCCGTTCTTATGATTGACTTGTGGAAGGTTATTGGGATTGGGAATAAAGGTTTCAGCAACCATCCTATGTACTTTGTAGTATTGCTTCTTCTGAACACCATTCACTCTACCTAAATGTTGTCCTACTCTTACATAACCACCTACATCAGGTGTTCCAATTATATCCCCATGCTGATTGTAACAATTACCATCTCTATCTACTGAGAAACGTGTATCTTTGTATTGTACCATGCTATCTCCATTTTAGTTTTATACTTTATAATATATATGTAACTGAGATATAAAACACCACAAATCTTAGTAATTTAGAATGATTCTAAATACCCCACCCCTTACCGAAGTAAGGAGAGGGCTTGATATGCTTTATAACGTCGCTCAGAATGGGTTTTAAATCCTCTCTAAGTCATTTCTAAAGTACTTACCTAATATGTTACCATTAAGTGCATTATCATCTTCTAATACGTTATAATACATCTGAAAGTATACCTCATAGTAACCTAATGATTTCTTTGAATAACAGAAATCGATTATCTCTCTTCTGAATTCGTTTTCATTGCCTTCTTTTACCTCTGAATTTATCCAATCGTTAGATGAGTAGTAATCTCTCCAATCACTTTCTTTGGTTACTCTACGTTTACGTTTTTTACCTTTTAATGGTGGAAGTGTTCTATTTGAGTAAATAGATTTCTTGCCTATGTAATATAACCCAGTAGGAATATGTGTTATCATATAGATGAATCCTACCGCTCTATTTGGTGTATCTCTTACTACTATGTTAGTATCTTTATAAAACCACATTACTTTACAATCGTTACAATTCTACGTTCCTCTTCGACTTCAGGATGTAATATATACTCACGACCCATATCGGATACCCACTCATAAAATGCCTTCTGTTCATGTTGTCTGTTCTCTTCAATATCTTTGTGGTTGTAGTACCACTCATCAAAAACTATAACGGTTCCAGGCACAATATACTCATTTAAATCATATAATATCGTAATTGTAGATGAGTATAAATCAGCATCACAATGTAGTAGTGCAAATGGTTGGGCAACCTTTTTGTATTCTGGAATCGTATCAGTAAACCATCCCTTATACAATTTAGTGTTTTCAATCGAAGGCATCTTAGATTTTAATCCACCCTTTTTGTGTCGAGTACCTACCCAATCCTCAGGCAACCCTTCCCAACTATCAAACCCAAAAGTTTGGTATTTATCGGATAAATCGTTTCGAAGTTGCGTTAGTGTGCCTCCTGAATATACTCCGAATTCTAAAATGTGTGTATATTCCGTATTAATTAATTCTATTGCTTTTTTTAGTGTTTTGTTTACTTTTGCCATAATATCACATTACTTCTTCAGTTCGTACTTAATACCATCTTTTTCTTGTTTACCATCCTTTAACATCTGAATGTATAGTAGATTGTTTAGATATACATGCATATCAGTAATACCCAACTCTTTTGATGTAAACTTATGTTCTTTATCTTTTTCTTTCATCGTAAGCCTCCAATTTTTATTGAACTACCTCTTTTACTATTTACTCTATTCCAATTAGCCATTGCTAAACTGATTACACAATCATCATGAAACCCTTGAGGATGTGTATAACGTATTTTACCTGATGGAAGTACCTCATACTCAAATATCTCTAGTTCTTCACTTAGAGAAGGAAATAGGTTATGAGAAGGTAGTTCTATTGCATTATCTTGTATATCTCCCATCAATCTTCTAATGATATTCTCTTTTGTTTGTTGTGTTTGTGTTAGTGGAGTTGTTCTACTATATTTCTTTTTCACCATTTCATATATTGGGTCACCCACTCCGTTTACTTCTAAAAGCAAATCTGATACCTTATAGTGTTTACATATCTCCACAACTTTATCTACGATTAGAGAGTACTCAGTCTTATTCTCTCTCCATACATATAGTACTCTACCTAACTCATCTATGATAGTAAGGACTGTATAATCTCCTTTGTTACCAATATCCAATCCACCATACACTCTCATATCTCTATGTCTATCAGGCCAATTATCCCAAATACAAACCTTATCAATACCTTGAAATACTGAACCCTCATTATCTTGCCATTCAGCTAAGAACTCTTGCTTAAATATCTTAGGTGGTAAGGTTCTCTTTTGTTCTTCAATAAATTGTTGTGAAACATAAGGAGAATCAATTGATGCACCATGATACGAACGATAGTTAGTATGTGTATCTGATTTACCCATCATAAAGATATCATAGAACCAATTCTTTCTTTTAGGAGTACCTGTGATGATACACTTCTTACCTGCCGCAGTTAGAGTAGGTAGAATAGATTGTTTCCAAGCAATATCCTTTACATCTTGTGATTCATCAATGAATGCATACTGAATAGATAAACCTCTAATTGTTTCAGGTCTCTCTGATGATTTAAACCAAATGGTTGTACCATTGATTAACTGAATCACAAAATCAGATTTGTTTGCTGATTTGATTAAACCTGCTGGATGTAAGGATTGAAAGATTTGTTGGAATACTTTTGCTGATTGCGAATAGACAGGGGATATCCAAAGTATCTTAGAATTATTGTTATTCAACCCAAAGTACATAAGTAGGTTGATAGACATTAAAGTCTTACCAAACTGACGACCTACTACTACTGAATGAAACATGGTATCATCTGAAAGAATAGAATCAATTATATCCTTCTGTTTCTGATGTGGTCTGAACCCCTTAATCTGCATTGAATATCTCTTTATATAGTTTACTTAAATTAATGTAAGCAAAACCCTTTTGTGCTGAAGGATTAACATATGTTGTATATGGTCCGTATTCACCATTATAAACAGTTCTTTCCTTAATCTTATCAGACTTAGTTCTGTAAAATACCAATTCCTTATTTCCAGCTGACATTCCTAATTGATATTTAGGATGCCACTTAATAGTTGGTTCATTACTTACAGAAGGACTTCTTTCCTCTTCATAGTTCTCAAGTTCATCCAACTGACTTTGTAAATCAGCAATCATTCTTTTTAATACATCAACCTTTGCAGTTCTTTCAATGTTAGTCATAATATACAGTTTTATACAATCTCTTACTTAGGGACACGAACACCCTTAAAAAAAGAGGATTCTGTGTTTTCATTAACGAGTTAGGTGTTATATCTCA